GCCGGGCCAGAGTCGCTTCGCGGCTTCATGTCGAAGCACGCCAACGTTGAAATCGGTCTGAATCTGCGTAGTGATCGCTGGGCCGGGGCCGAGTTCTGGGAGGCTGCGGTCGACCGAACTATCACCCTGGACACGCTGCTTGAGCGGTCAGAGGTGGTAGTCATCGGTATCGATGGCGGCGGCCTGGACGACTTGCTGGGCCTATCGGTGCTGGGCCGCGAGCGTGACACCGGAAGGTGGCTCCTATGGTGCCATGCCTGGGTGCACGAGATCGCGCTCGAGCGACGCAAGGAAATCGCGCCTCGGCTGCTCGACTTTCGGCAGCAGGGCGATCTGACGATCGTAAAGCGCCCGGGCGACGACGTCATGGCCGTGGCCGACCTGATCTGCAGAGTGCGTGAATCCGGCCTGCTGCCGGACGAGAAAGGTATCGGCGTCGACGCGGTGGGCATTGGCGATATCGTGGACGAGCTGATCACCGAAGAACGCGGCATCGAAATGAAGCAGATCGTCGCGATCTCGCAGGGCTTTCGCCTGAATGGCGCGATCAAGACCACTGAGCGCAAGGTAGCAGGGCGCGATTTGCTGCACGGCGGCCGTCCGATGATGGCCTGGTGCGTCGGCAATGCTCGCGTCGAGGACAAGGGCAACGCAATCCTAATCACGAAACAGGCCTCTGGCAAAGCCAAGATCGACCCGCTGATGTCCGCGTTCAGCGCGGTATCGCTCATGGCGCTGAACCCCGTCGGGGAGGCGGCGCCGGAAATTCACGTATTGGACTTTTGATGACCGGACAACTGATTAACCTGGAGGCGACCAAGCACCGATCGGGCGTGCTCGACTCCTGGGCCGCCGGTCGCGAGGGCGCTGCTGAGCGCATGGGTTTGGTTGCCCTGGGCGAAAATTCCAGCGGCAGCCTCACGATGAGCGAGCTGGCCAACCTGCTTGGCGCGGCGCACCGTTCGTCGTCGGGATCCCAGGTGACGGCTGAGACAGGCATGCGCGTGTCGGCCGCCTACGGCTGCATGTCGCTGGTGGCCGGAGCCATCGCTACGCTGCCGCTGGGTATCTACGAGCGCAAGGGTAACGACCGTGACTCGGCCGACCACGATTACTGGTGGATGCTGAACGAGAAGGCCAGTGATGGCTGGACCGCGGCGGCGGCCTGGGAGGCGATCATCTTATCGAAGCTGTCGCATGGCGACGGCTTTGGCGAGTGGATCCGGCCAAGCCCGTTCAGCAATCGAGTCACCGGCTGGAAGCCGCTCATGCGGCAGACGGTGCAGCCGTTCAAGGACGGCAAGGACGTCTACTACCGGATCACCCCGGACGATGGGCCGACCTACGTGCTGGACCGTGCCGATATCATTCACCTGCCGAGCCTGGGCTTCGACGGCTTGACCAGTCCGAGCCCGCTGACCTATGCGGCGTTGGAGGCGATCGGCACCGCGCTGGCGGCGCAAGAATACACCGGCCGGTTTCTGGCTGGCGGCGGCAATTTCGACTATGCGCTCAAGACCGCCTCGAAGCTGGACAAGACCCAGCTCGAGCAGCTGAAGGCGTCGCTGATCGCCCGTGCGCAGAACGGCGGCCGCGGGCCGCTGATCCTCTCGGGCGGCCTGGAGCCGGCGCAGCTGAGCGTGAATTCAAAGGACGCCGAGATTCTGGCGACCCGGTTGTTCACGGTGGAGGAAATCTGCCGCATCTTCGGCGTGCCGCCCTTCATGGTCGGCCACACCACCAAGACGACGTCCTTTGGCTCGGGAATCTCCGAGATGGGTATGGGCTTTGTCCGGTACACGCTGCAGCGGCACCTGACCCCGGTCGCGCAGGAAGTGAATAGCAAGCTGTGGCCAGTGCGCCAGCGCTTCTTCGTGGAGCACATTACGGCGGCGCTGGAAAGAGGCGACACCAAGGCGCGTTACGAAGCGTACCGGACCGGCCTGGGCCGCGCCGGCGAGCAGCCCTTCATCACCGCCGACGAGATCCGCCGGCAGGAAAACATGCCACCCAACGCGAAATTGAACCTGAATGGAGGCACAAGTGCCGAACAGCCTGACCAAGCTCCTGGCGAGCAACAAGAAGCGTCCGGAACGGACCCCGCAGTCGAAGATCGTAGCGAAGGATAGCGGCGAGACCGAGATTTATATCTATGACGCGATCGTCGCTGACGAGGACACCGCGTACTGGTGGGGAGGTGTGTCGGCTGAGGCCCTGGTGCCCGAGATCCGCGCCATCAAGGGCGGGACAATCCGCCTGCGCATCAACAGCCCAGGTGGCGACGTGTTCGCGGCTCAGGCGATCTGCCAGGCGATCCGCGACACCGGCGCCAAGGTCGTGGCGCACATCGATGGCTACGCGGCCAGCGCCGCGACGGTGATCGCCACCGCCGCCGACGAGGTCGAGATCTCGGACGGCGGTTTCTTCATGATCCACAACGCATGGACTTGGGCGATGGGCAACGCGAGCGACCTTACCGCGACGGCGACCCTGCTGTCGAAGGTCGACGCCTCGCTGGCGGCCCAGTATGCGAAGAAAAGCGGCATGAGCGTCGACAACGTCAAGGCCGCAATGGACGCCGAGACCTGGTACACCGCCGATGAAGCCGTTGCGGCCGGCCTAGTGGACCGTATCGCTGTCGGCGCGAAGGTTGAAGCGTCGTGGGACCTGAGCGCCTACGCGAAAGCGCCGAAGTCGGCGCCCACCAACCAGATTGACCCGGTCGCCACCGAGGAGCATCGCGCGCGCCAGCGGCAGCGCGTCGCCACGATGGCCCGCCTGCAAGTTAGCTGACGCTCTCGCGCCACTAGACCAGCCACCTCCGGGTGGCTTTTTTTACGCCCACCGGCCGCGAGAGCGGACCAACCCCTTCGAAAGGTTTTACATGACCAAGCTCGCACAACTGCGCGCGCAACGCGACACCGTGGCCAAGAAGGCCCACGACCTGAACAACAAATACCCGGCTGACCAGCGCATGCCGGCCGCTGAAGCCGAAAAGCTGGACTCGATCCTGGCCGAAATCGCCGGCATCGATGCCGAGATCAGTCGCGAAATGCGCCTGGCTGAGTTGGCGGGGGACAATCCCGAGGCGCAGCACCGCGCGGCAGTCGAGGCGGCGCAACGCCAGGGCGGCGGCGCCACCGACGAGGGCGCGGCGCTGCGTGCCATGCTGGCCGGCGGCCTGTCGAACCTGTCGGCCGAGCAACGCAATGCAATGCGCGCACGTGTCAATCAAGATATCCAAGGCGCGATGTCGACCACGACTGGCGCGGAAGGTGGCTACACCGTCGCCACCGAGTTCAGCCGTTCGCTGATCCAAGCGATGAAGGCCGCGTTTGCCGTTCGCAGCGTTGCCTCCGGCATTCAAACCTCGACCGGCGCCCAGATGCTTTTCCCGACTGCCGACTCCACCCAGGAAGAGGGCGAAATCGTTGGCCAGAACAACGGCGCCACCGTTGGCGAGACCGGCTTCGGATCGGCATCGATGGACGTCTATAAATATTCGTCGAAGTCGATCGCGCTGCCGTTCGAGCTGATCCAGGACTCGATGTTCAACATCGAAGCCTATATCGTCGAGCTGCTGCGCCTGCGCCTGGGCCGTATCCAGAACCGCCACCACACGGTCGGTACCGGCACCGCACAGCCCCGCGGCGTCGTCACTGCGTCCGCAGCTGGCAAGGTCGGTGCTACCGGCTCGACGACCACCGTCAGCTACGACGACCTGGTCGATCTCGAGCACTCGGTCGATCCGTTCTACCGCCCGGCGGGCCGTCTGATGATGCACGACGACAGCCTGAAGGTGCTCCGCAAGATCAAGGACGGCCAGCAGCGCCCGATCTTCGTTCCTGGCTATGAGCAGGGCAATCCCGGCGGTGCGCCGGATCGCCTGATGGGTCGCGAGATCATCATCAACCAGCACATGGCTCCGATGGGCGCCAACGCAAAGTCGATCCTGTTCGGCGACTTCTCCAAGTACCTCATCCGTGACGTGATGGATACCACGCTGTTCCGCATGACCGACTCGAAATACACCGAGAAGGGCCAGGTCGGCTTCCTGGCGTTCTGCCGCTCGGGCGCGAACATGGTTGATGTCGGCGGCGCCATCAAGCACTTCCAAAACAGCGCGACCTGATCGTAAACGGCGGCCGGCCGCGGCTGGCCGCCTCACCTGGAGAAAACCATGGCAGAAGCCAAGAAAGTAAAAGCGCGCGTGCTCACCGCATGCGCCCTCGGTCAACCGAACGATGTTGTCGAGATCGATGCATCGGAAGCGAAATCGCTGGTCGACGTCGTCGACACCGACCCGAAGGCGGTCGCCTACGCTGAATCGCTGGCGTTCGCGCAGTAACCCATGAGCCCCGCGACCACCGCCTGGCTCGCCAACGTGCGCGCCGAGGCGGTGGCCCCGGGCGCCTTCATGATCGTCATCCAGTCCACAAAGGACAGGGTGGTGATCTTCCCCGATGAAGTAGTCGGCAAGTCCGACGAGGAGCTGCTGGCGTTTGTGCGCGGGCGCCTTCTGAACCCTGACCGGTAGGCCGCCACATGATTGATTTTGACCGCGCCGCCGGCAACCAGTCCCTCAGCACGCCTGACAGCGCCCTGCTGACCCTCGGCACGAAATGGGCCTTGGCGGAGATCGTGCGCTTCGATGGCGTCGTTACTGGTGACGTCACGCAATACCACGCGTCTACCGGTGGCTTCGGCGACGCGGGCTCGCTTAACCTGGTCCACTACGCTGCCGGCGTCTCGGGCACCAGTCTCCGCAGCCGCATGGCCGTGTACGCGAACACCATGGCAAACGCCAACGCGCCTGCGCTGCTGAGCACGACTCAGTTCATGGGCGGCACGCACCTGATCGTGACCCAGCGCGACGGTGCCGCCGCAACGATGCGGTCCTGTCAGATTCTGAGCAGTACCCCGCTTGACGGCAGCGCCGTCGTGCAAGAAGCAACCACGACGAACTCGCAGATCATCCAGACCTTGGACGGCAACGGGATTAAGTTCGCCTCCCGGATGAACGACACGGCAGACCGGAAGTGCGATCAGTCGATGTCGCGTATGTTTCTGCTGAACGACACGCTGACTGACTTCGAGATCGCGCGCTTGGCTGCTGGCGAGGAAATCACGGCGCTGGGCAAGAACATCGTCTTCTACGTCCGCGCCAGCGATGTGACGGACATCTTGGACCGTGGCCCGAATGCGCTGCCATTCGCCTTGGCCGGCACGCCCGCGCCCAGCACCAGCGCGGAGCCGAGTTTTGCCCCTGCGGCGGGCACCGGCCAGCCA